AACAGCAGGAATGTCTGGGCTAGCAGGGTTGACTGAACAACTAGCAGGTGTGTTAGGAAAGTTGGCTGGTAAAGAAGGAAGAGTTGGAGGCGGTAGTACATTGCTAGAAAAATTTGGATTTAAATCGTCGGCTGCCGGTGGAGCAGCTGGTGGCACAGTTCCAGCAGGCAGCGGCCCACCGAGTGGAGCAAAGGCTGGCGAAAATATTGATGATGTAATTAAATTTTCTGGCGGCACAGGCGACAAAAGTCATTTTATGCAATTAAATTCTTCTGTGCTACAAAATTTTGTGGCCATGGCGTCAGATTATTTTGGTGCTACTGGTGATAAATTGCAAGTTAATAGCGCATTTAGATCAGCAGATGAACAAGCTGCCGTAAATTCAGGCGGAAATCCCAAAGCTGCTCCTGGTAAAAGTTTACATAATATAGGTAAAGCAATTGATATTAATGCTAGCCAAGTTAGTGCGTTGCAATCAAAAGGATTATTGAGTCAGCATGGATTTAGTCCATTGAATGGTGATCCTCCGCATATTCAAATGCCCTCGGCTGCTACAGGTGGCATATTAACTGGACCAAGTACTGGATTCCAAGCCATGCTACACGGTACCGAAGCAGTAGTTCCTACAACTAGTGATAAGTCTATTCCAGTACAAGATACAAATACTGGTAGCAGTGGATCAAAATATACAACACAATTATTAACAATGGAATTGGAGAGATTAGATTCAATATTAAAAATAATGTCTAGACAAAATGCTGTTTCAGATAGAATTTTGCAACTTCAACATTAATATAAATTATGGCTAATTATAGTTCCGAAGAATACCAACAAATAATAGATGAATATAATCAAGCAATAGCGGCTCATCGCCCAATTTCTGATGATTTGTCTCAACGCATAAAAGCTGCTCAGCGCAGTATTACTCAATACGCTGGTGATACAGGTGCTGGCAATAAAACATTAAAAGATTCTGCTGTAAAATTGGGATCAGACTTAATGGCAGGCAAGGAAGGACTCAGTGCGTATAATGAGGTAACTGCTAAAGGACTAACTGATTTAGGAAATTATTTAGAAACAACTGGAAAATTTGGTAAAGGAGCCAAAGCAGCCGCTGATGCAGCGGCTTTTGCAATACCATTAATTAATCAGCAAGCAGATGGATTATTTGATGCTTTTAGAGATATAAGTCGTTCAGGTTTGGCAGTTGGAATGGATGACACATTTAAAAATCTTCAAAAATCTGGATACACAGTGGCACAAATTTCCGAATACGGAAATTTATTAAAACAAAATGCTGAAACTTTGGCAAGATTTGGTGGCACGGCAGCAGATGGAGCAAAAAACTTTGCTGATGTGTCAAACGCAATTACAAATTCTGAATTAGAAACTGAATTTATGAACATGGGATTGACCCAAACGGATATAAATTCTGGTATAGTAAATTATATAAAAAGACAGCAACTAAGCGGATCATCGAGAACGCAATCCTTACAGGAATTGAAAGAAAGTGCCAGTGCTTTTATTGATGAACAAGATAGATTAACTAGATTAACTGGCATGAATTCCAAAAAACAAAATGAATTGATGGAACACGAGTTAGCACAACAAGAATATTCGGCTCATGTATACGAATTAAAACAAAGAATAAACAAAGGCGGTGCCGACGGACAAGCTGCCAAAGAACAATTAGATAAAGAACAGGCTGCTTTTGTAAATGCGTCTGCAAATGGAAACCAAAAGATAGCAGATGGGTTGGCATTGGCATTTTCTGGTAGTGTTAGTGATCAAGCTCAGGCTTATAAAAGAGCTTTTAGTACAACTATAAAAACAGTAAAAGATCCCACAAAGAAAATCGCAGATGTTTTTGCAGCTCAAGGTCAAGACTCTAGAGAAACAATGGATAAAATTTCAACTACCATGGGAAAATATGGTGGTAAAGCAGGGGAAACTTTTGGTGATATTCCGGGAATGGTAAAATTGGCAAGTACCAATAAACAAGATGCTCAAGAAAATTATGAAAAGGCAACCAAACAACAAAACGACGCAAAAGCAGGAGGCGATGAAGGAGTAAAAAATCAAGTAAAAATTAGAGAAAATCAAAGAGATACAACTCAAACATTGGATTTATTACTTAATCAAGGCATTGTTCCTGTTGCCACAGGATTTGCAAATTTATCTGATGCCGCTCAACAATTAGTCAGTATGTCAAATCCAGTACTTGGTAAAGGAGGTCAAGTTGGCGGTGGTACCTCCTTGCCAGCAAAAATAGGACAAGCGTTAGGATTTGGTGGAGGCACCGCCGGAGCGGCAGGTAGTGCTGGTGGAGCCACGAGATCTTTGGGCGGAGGTCCAGGCGGCAGTCCAGGCGGGGGGTCTAGCGTAGGCAACTTTTTTAATAACTTAATGAGTGGGGGCGGTGCGGCTGCCGGAGCGAGTGCAGCATCTCCTGGTATACTTGAAAAGATATTGGCAACGATTCGGCAAAGAGAATCTGGTGGAAATTATCAAATCAAAGCTAAAGGATCTTCAGCATCTGGCGCATATCAATTTATTGATAGTACTTGGCAATCACTTGTAAAAAAATATAATGTAGGAAAAGAATTTCTTAGTGCTAACTTAGCACCACCTGAAATTCAAGATCAGGTAGCTCGAAAATATGTAGAAGAAATACTGGCAAAAAATAATGGAGACCTAACTGCTGTACCAAAAACATGGTATACTGGAAACGCTCAAGGTAAAATGTCTGCTAGTGCGTTGGCTGCTAATAAAGGAATGACAGCCGATACGTATGCTCAAAAATGGCTAGGAGATCTTAATAAAAACGGGGGCACCACTGTGGCAGGTAATGCTCCAGAAATTGGTAAAAAATTAAGTGGACCATCAAGTGGATATAATTCAACATTGGCCAATACTAAACCAGTGGTTCCGTTGCCTGATGGAAATAAAATACCAGTGCAATATGCTAAAAATGAGCAACCTGATGAAAATGATAATTTAATGAGCATGAAAATAGCAAAATTAGATTTATTAATCAGCAGTTTACAAAAACAAGTGGGCACATCAGAAAAGATATTACAGCAGCAAGCATAATAGGCTAAATAATAAACTATGGCAACTACAGACGGACGTAATGGTCGCAATGGCGGCTGGCGCAAATATTTTAAAGTCGCTGATGTAAATCAGCTAGGACAACTAAGTCCAATTTCTGGCAAAAATAACTTTGGTTTACCGGGTTATAATCGCACAGGTGCTGATCAAGAAGGCAGCAATCGTAATGAATTTGCTTTCCGTAACTATGCATCACGCTTGCCAGAAGTATATTCTGGTCACCCAAACAGATTAGAACGTTATAATCAATATGAAAATATGGATTGTGACAGTGAAGTTAATGCTTGTTTAGATATTATTGCTGAATTTAGCACACAAGCTAATACAGATAATGAAACTCCCTTTGATGTTCATTTTAAAGATAAACCTACTGATCACGAAGTAGAAATTATTACAAAACAATTAAAACAATGGACTAAACTTAATAAATTAGATCAACGCATATTCAAATTATTCCGTAATACTATTAAGTACGGTGATCAAGTGTTTGTTCGTGATCCGGAAACATTTGAAATGTACTGGGTTGACATGATTAAAGTTGCACGTATTATTGTTAACGAATCAGAAGGCAAACGTCCCGAACAATATGTTATTCGAGACATCAATCCCAACTTTCAAAACATGAGTATGGCAGCAAAAACAACATCAGATTACTATGTAAGTCGTTCAACTGGTTCAGTTACCACTGGCAATAACTATAATGCTCCTAATGGGGGAGCTGGTGGCGGAGCTGGTGGTGGTTCTGGCAATAGTCGTTTTACACAAGCCATGAATGAATCATGTATTGACGCTAAACATGTTGTGCATTTGAGTTTAAATGAAGGATTAGATTACTTTTGGCCGTTTGGACAAAGTATTCTTGAAAATATTTTTAAAGTTTACAAACAAAAAGAGCTATTAGAAGATTCAATACTTATTTATCGTGTTCAACGGGCGCCTGAACGTCGAGTATTCAGTATTGATGTGGGTAATATGCCAAGTCATATGGCTATGCAATTTGTTGAGCGTGTTAAAAATGAAATGCATCAGCGCAGAATCCCTACTACAACGGGCGGTGGTAACAACATGATGGACGCCAGTTATAACCCACTGGCTGTAAATGAAGATTATTTCTTTCCAAAAACAAGAGATGGTGCCGGTAGTAGTGTTAGTATCCTAGAAGGCGGCAAAAATTTAGGTGAAATTGACGATTTAAAATATTTTAACAATAAAATGGCACGTGGTTTGCGTGTGCCAAGTAGTTATTTGCCAACTGGTCCTGATGATAGTGGCGCTACAACTAATGATGGACGTGTAGGAACAGCATTAATACAAGAATTCCGCTTTAACAAGTACTGTGAACGCCTACAAAAGCTGATTATGCAGAAGTTAAATGAAGAATTTAAACTGTTTTTACATTGGAGAGGCTTTAATATTGACAGTAGTTTGTTTGATGTTAGCTTAACAGAACCACAAAACTTTGCAAGTTATCGTCAATCTGAGCTTGATACTGCTCGCGTTGCTACATTTACAGCTATTGAACCACTTAACTACCTCAGTAAACGCTTTATGCTAGAGCGTTATTTGGGCCTAAGCAAAGAAGAAATTCTTGAGAATGAAACATTATGGAAAGAAGAACGTGATCTTGCTGACCTAGTTACTAGTACCGGACAAGATTTACGTTCTGTAGGCATAAATCCCGCAGGTATTGAAGCAGATTTATCTACAGGTGCTGAAATGACCGATACTAATTTAGGGCAAGCTGAAACTGATACTGGTGCTGGACCTGCGGCAGTACCTAATCCTGCTCCCGGTGCTGGCGGCGCTGGTTCCCCAGCCGGTCAAACAGCTGGCGCTTGATTTAATTCAATTGAATAAATAATATTACTATGATTCTTAACGAACTTTACGACCGCAGCCCTAGTGCATACCAGGATTTATCACAAGATAATACACAACCAGAAATGGGCCAACTGAGAAAATCTCGTCTTACATTAAAACAATTAAACAAATTGCGTAAAATGAATGAACTTCGTGAAATAGAATTTCAAAATAAATTAAAATTTTTAAGTATGCAATACTCCCCGCCCATGCAGCCGGCAGCGTAATAAAACCCGCATAAAATAACCATTTTTTAGTCATTATATACTAGTTTTTAACTATAACAGTTAAATACTTTCACGAGCCATCTAAAGGAGAAATAAATGACATCGAAATTTGAACAGTTAATTGAATATGTAATTAACGATGAAGAAGCGAAAGCTAAAGAATTATTCCACGACATCGTAGTAGAAAAAAGTCGTGAGATTTATGAAAACCTTATGAGTGAAGAAGATGAGGTAGAAGAAGGTTTGATCGGCGGAGCACTAGGTGGTTATGGTGCTTATAAAGCTAATCGCGCAATGGGCGGCGGCGTTCTCGGCAGTCTTGGCGCAGGTTTAGGCGGAGCCATTATGGGCAGTAACGCACAAAACGAATTAGAAAAGCATTCAGGTAGTGATGAGCATGATGGATCAAGTGCTCCTGCTAATCCTAATGAAGCTAAAATAAAAGATTTACTTGACCAAGCTATGAAATTATCACAAGCAGGTGGTGCTAGTACTCCGCAAAGTGAAATGTTGAAAAAAGTTATGGCTGCGTTGCAAGCCAAGCAAGGCGGTGCTGGATTAAGTGAAGGCATGGATGACACTTCCGGTAACGCTTCCGAAGATTTAATGAGTGAAGTTGAAACTGATGAATCTGGTATGTATGAAGAATCAGATGCTGAGTTTGATGACGAAGCTGAAGAAGACGGCAAAGATATGACACATGATATGGAACATGATCATGATGAAGAAGGTTTAGAAGATCGCGTAGTTGATCTCGAAGACAAACTTGACGAATTAATGGCTGAATTTGAGCAACTTATGGGTGACGAAGATCACGAAGGCGGCGAAGATGAATTTGATATGGAACCAAATGATGATGAAGTAGGCGGCGATGCTTATGCTGACGACGACACAAGTGAATTCCATGACGAGCCAATGCGTGAAAACATTAGTTTGCCAGCTGCTCCTAAGCCAGTTACAACAGAGCCAGCCGGAACAAACACACGTTCAACGACAGCTTTTAACTCTGGTAAAGCCGGAATGCAAGGTGCTCCAGTACGCAATGTAGCATCTGAAGCTAATCCAGATGGCACATCCGCTTACAAAGCTCCAACAAGTTATGCTGACAAAGGTCGTGGCGATCTTCCAGGCGCAAACAAGTTTAAAAACGTCCCAGCAAAAGACGGTAGCAAGCAAGAACCAGCAACTAAGCCACATTTGGCCCAAGCAACTGGTGTTAACACACGCACACCTTTCCCAAAAGGTTAATCCATAGATATGGCTCGCAACACTTATCTTAAGGAACATCTAAGCTTCACTCAGGCGGGCATTGAATTGCTCACTGAGGAAGCTGCCGATGGATCCGGCAAAACTCTTTACATGAAGGGTATTTGTATTGAGGGCGGAGTTCGCAATGCAAATGAACGTATCTATCCAGTACATGAAATTTCTAAAGCAGTAGATACTATCAATGAGCAAATTAAAACTGGACATTCAGTTTTGGGAGAAGTGGACCATCCGGATGATTTAAAAATTAATTTAGATCGCGTAAGTCACATGATTTGCAACATGTGGATGGAAGGTCCTTGTGGTTACGGAAAATTAAAAGTATTACCAACACCAATGGGAACATTAGTAAAAACAATGTTGGACAGTGGTGTTAAATTAGGTGTTAGTAGTCGTGGATCAGGAAATGTAAACGACCATAACGGACATGTCAGTGACTTTGAAATTGTCACTGTGGATGTGGTTGCCCAGCCTTCTGCGCCCAATGCGTATCCAACAGCTATCTATGAAGGCCTCATTAACATGAAGCACGGTCATAGAATCTTTGAGATGGCAAAAGAAGCAGGACAGGACAACAAAGTACAGAGATATTTGAAAAACGAAGTATTAAAGTTGATTAAAGATCTTAAGATTGAAGGAAAATAAAATGCTAGACGCACTAAAACCGTTACTAGATAGTGAGCTTGTTACTGAAGAAGCACGTTCAGAAATCAATGAAGCTTGGGAAGCCAAGTTAGTTGAAGCTAAAGAACAAGCACGTGCAGAACTCCGCGAAGAGTTTGCACAACGCTATGAGCATGACAAACAAGTGATGGTGGAAGCCCTAGATCGTATGGTAACAGAAAGTCTCATCGCAGAAGTTGAGCAAGTAAAAGCTGAAAAGTTGGCACTTGCAGAAGACCGTGTCAAGTTTCAAGGCAAAATGAAAGAATCCGGAGTAAAGTTTAATAACTTTATGGTTTCTAAATTGGCTGAAGAAATTGGCGAGTTGCGCCGAGACCGTAAAACACATAACGAAGGTCTCCAGAAATTGGAAGGCTTTATCGTTCATGCGTTGGCTCGTGAAATCCAAGAATTTGCCCAAGACAAACGTGATGTAGTTGAAACAAAAGTTCGCTTAGTTTCCAATGCACGTCAACAGTTAGAAGGCTTAAAAGCACGTTTCGTAAAAGAATCTGCTAACAAGATGACACATGCTGTTTCCAAGCATCTCAAGGCTGAACTCGGCCAGTTAAAAGAAGACATCCAAGTTGCTCGCGAGAACAATTTTGGTCGTCGTATTTTTGAAGCATACTCAGCAGAATTTGGAGCTACTCATTTAAATGAAAAAGCCGAAGTTCGTAAATTGCATGATGTTATTGCTGCCAAAGATGCCAAACTGTCAGAAGCCATCAAATTCGCCAAGAAAGCAACTGTTCTTGTCGAATCCAAAGAACGTGAATTACGTATTACTAAAGAATCCAATGAGCGTAGTAAGCTAATGGATGAACTACTTTCTCCTCTAAACGAAGAGAAAGCGGAAGTAATGCGCAATTTGCTTGAAAGCGTACAAACTCCACGTTTGAAAAACGCTTTTGAAAAGTATCTACCAGCTGTATTAGAGAATCGTTCGGTAAAAGCTCGTCCAGTAATTACTGAAACATTAACTGAAGCAACTGGTGATAAATCTGTCCGCCAAGAGCAAGATGACGAAGCTGAAGAAAACAGCAACGTTATTGACTTAAAGCGTTTGGCAGGGCTGTAAAAAAGAAAATAGGGAGACTTAAATGTCACAACAATTATTAGAAAGCCGCTGGGGCGAAACTAAAGATGCATTGCTAGAAGGCCTACAAGGCTCAAAGCGTTCATCCATGAGTGTAATCCTAGAAAACACCCGTAAGTACTTGAAAGAGAATGCTACATCGGGTTCCACAGCATCAGGAAACATTGCTACACTTAACCGTGTAATTCTGCCAGTGATTCGACGTGTAATGCCAACAGTTATCGCTAACGAGTTGGTAGGTGTACAACCAATGACAGGACCTGTAAGCCAGATCCATACATTGCGTGTACGTTATGCACAGTCACTCCAGGACAATAGTCTTGCTGCAACTTCTGTATCAGCTGGTCAAGAAGCCCTAAGCCCATTTACCATTGCTACAGCATACTCCACATTGCCATTTGATCAAAGTCAAGCTAACGGTTATACCGGTAACAACACAGCGACAATGGAAGGTACTGGCGGTAAGCAAATTTCCATCCAGATCTTGAAACAAGCTGTTGAAGCTAAGACACGCAAGTTACAAGCTCGTTGGACATTTGAATCTGCTCAAGACGCACAAGCTATGCATGGTATCGACGTAGAAGCTGAAATCATGGCTGCTCTCGCACAAGAGATCACAGCTGAGATCGATCAAGAAATTCTTTTAAGTCTTTCTTCTTTGGCTGCTACAGAGTACACATACAACCAAGCTACAGTTTCAGGTACAGCTACATTCGTTGGTGACGAACATGCCGCATTGGCAGTGCTCATCAATCGTGTTGCTAACTTGATCGCTCAACGCACACGTCGTGGCGCTGGCAACTGGGCAGTGGTAAGTAGTGCTGCTTTAACAGTATTGCAATCTGCAACAACTTCAGCTTTTGCTCGTACAACAGAAGGAACTTTCGAAGCTCCAACAAACACCAAGTTTGTAGGTACTCTCAACGGTTCATTACGTGTATTCGTAAACAGCTATGCTCCAGATACACAATCAGTATTGGTTGGTTACAAAGGATCTTCAGAGGCTGATGCCGCTGCGTTCTATTGCCCATACATTCCGCTGATGAGTAGTGGAGTTGTGTTGGATCCAACAAGCTTCGAACCAGTCGTTAGCTTTATGACACGTTACGGATTCGTAGAATTAACAAATACTGCAAGTTCTTTTGGAAATGCAGCCGACTATGTGGGGGAGATAGCTGTCCAAAATCTGAGCTTTTCCTAAGAGAAAGACAAATTTTGTACTGCGTCTTTTCGACGTATTCAAAAAGCAACAAACAAAAAGACACTTTCGGGTGTCTTTTTTGTTGACTTTAAATTCATAATATGTTACATTAGTAGATGAAGTTGCGTTACAAAACTAAATACTATTATGAAACTAATAAATGAAATTCAATCATACACTTATCTTATTAAATGTAAAGTAACCGGGCAAGTCTACTATGGTAGTAGAACCAAAAATGTTCGATTAAAAAGAACCCCACTTCAAGATTTAATGATCTACTACACAACTAGTAGTAACGATGTTAACGATTTGATAAAACAATACGGTATAGAAGCATTTGATTGGGAAGTAAGACAAACATTCGATAATGTAGACAAACCTGGTGCGTGGGAAACTAAAGTATTGCGTAGAATGAAAGTATTACAACGTAGGGATATTTGGTTAAATGGAAATATTGCTGGCAAAAAAGTACTAACCAAAAGCGGAGCAAAACGTATTAGCGAAACACACAAAGATAAACCTAAAACAGAAGAGCATAAACGCAAACTTAGCGAGTCTAATATAGGCAAAAAGAAAGGCGAGAGATCTAACGAGTATCGAGAAATTATGTCTAAGATTAAATCGGGAGCAGGTAATGCTATGTACGGAAAACCTTGTACTAAAGAAAGAGCAGCCAACATTAGTGCTGCTAAGAAAGGTAAGCCTGCTAAAAACAAAGGACATAAAGAAACTCGCCCAGAAGTATTAGAAAGAATTAAACAAGCCGCATTAGCTCGTAAACCACAAACAAAAGAACAGCGAGAAAAACAAGCACAAAAAACTCGTGGCCAAAAAAGAACACCCGAACAAAAAGAAAGAATACGTCAAGGAATATTACGCAAACTAGCTGAAAAACAAAAGGAAACAATATGAACTCAAGACAATACGAACGAATGATGAAAGAAGTATTTGCAAATGCCTGCGCCAATGCTGGTATTGACAAAGAAGATGTAGTGGGCGCAAATTTAGAAGCGCACCGCACTTATTACACTATCAAACTCAAAGACGGTACAGAAAAAATTATTGACAGCGGTCTTGAGTGGTGCCCGGACTAAAGTAAAATAACGTCCGCTGGCACGGTATAAATTGTAAGTCCTACTCTTGACCGCTACTAAATAGTAGATAATATATCAACGGAGTAGATTATGACAACATGTGCAGTGATCAACGCAGACGGTCTAGTGGTAAACCTCATCGTAGCCGAACCTACAGATACGCCACCCGAAGGCTGTAGCCTAGTACTAATACCATTCTGTGACATTGGATATACCTGGGATGGCCAGCAGTTTAACCCACCGGTAAGCGACTAATGGCAACGTACTATTGGGTTGGTGGTACAGGGACCTGGAACACATCTTCCACAACTAACTGGGCAACAAGTTCAAGTGGTACTGGTGGTGCTGGTGTTCCTACTTCTACAGATAGTGTAATTATTGATACAAGCTCTGGTACAGGAACAATTACTTGTACTTCTGCTTCTGCTACCTGTCAAAATTTAACTGTTACCGCAACACAAGCTATTACCTTAGCTGGTACTTTATCTTTACTTAAAGGTAGTCTAAGTTATCCATCTAGCGGTTCTTTTGCATCAACGGCTTCATTAACATTTACAGCTACAACAACTGGATTTACTGTAAATACTGGCTCTATTACTTTAGGTGGAACAATTACATTTAATGGTGTTGGTGGAGGTTGGACTTTAGCTGGTAATTTAAATGGAACAAGTATTTCTAGCGCATTAGTTTTAACTGCAGGTTCTTTAAATACTGCAAACTATACAATCAATTATGGCTCAATAAATATATCTGGTTCAACAACTCGTTCCTTAACTTTAGGAACATCTACTTTAAATCTCAGTCAAAACAGCACACCTTGGACTGCAACCACTACAACAGGTTTGACTTTTAGTGGTGCAAGTTCAATAATTAACCTCACTACTGCTAATGCTGGTTTAGGATTTGCTCCTGGTGGATTATCTTACGGAACAGTAACTTTCCCCACAAATACAGCATCATCAGGCATTGGAAGCACCATTAGTGGCGCAGCAACTTTTGTCAATTTAACTATTCCTGGAAATAGCACAACCTCAGGTGGTAATGAAGGTATTTATTTATACAATATATCAAACTCAATTACTGTAACAGGAACATTTACATCAGGTACAGCAACATCCCCAACCGCAAGGACTGGAATAATAAGCGGTACATTTGGAACTCAAGTAACCATTACAGCAGCTAATGTAGTTTTAAATAACACTGATTTTAGGGACATTGTAGGCGCTGGCGCAGCCACTTGGTCTGGCACAAGCATTGGTGATGCTAAAGGAAATTCAGGCATTACTTTTACAACACCCAAAACTGTTTATTGGAATCTTACTGGCACACAAACTTTTACTTCTGCTGGGTGGGCAACAACTCCAACTGGTACTCCATCAGTAAACAATTTTCCAATACCACAAGATACTGCAACTTTTACTAATTCTGGCGCAGCAACAAACATAACTCAAACTTTTGGTTATTGGTTTTGTAGCGGCATTGATGCGTCTGCTAGAACAACAGCAATAACATTAACAATTAACGTATCCATTCCGTATTTTGGTGACATATTATTAAACCCATCAATTACAAGTCCCTGGGGTGGACAACTTCAAATACAAGGTAGAAATACGCAAACTATTTCTGCCTCTGGTGCAGGTTTTTCAAACGCGCTTCTCATTAGTTCCCCTGGTGGTACTGTTAATCTTGGAGCAAATTTTTCTTCTACTTCCACTTTCAATTTAAGCAATGGAACTTTTAACACACAGAATAATAATTTAACTTGCACTACATTTACCTCCTATAGTGCCACAGGAACAGCCGCCATAACTCTTGGTACTTCTACAGTTACATTAACTGGCACAGGAACACCTTGGAATTTAAGTACACCTACAGGCCTTACATTTAGCGGCGCTTCTTCTACTATTGTATATGCCGTTACAACATCTTCAAATATAATTTTTGAAGGTGGCGGATTAACATACGGAACATTTAACATAACAGGAAGTAGTGCTGGTGCAGCAACAACTATTTCTGGTTCAAATACTTTTGGAACTTTTACCAGTAATAGAACTTTTTTGCATACTATTAAATTTACAGCTAGCACAACGCAAACTATTGGCACATGGTCTGTAACTGGTAATTCAAGCGGTATAGTTTATTTAGTTTCTACTACTGGTGGTACAACAGCAACATTATCAATTACCAATCAAACATCAGGAATTGATTATTTAAACATTCAAGATATAACTGCAAATCTTGCGCCTGTAACTTTTTATGCTGGAACTCATACTCAACTACAGTCAAATGTGCTTGGTGTTGCGGCAACAACTCCTATTACTAAGCAATACATTTATGTATTAACAAGCGGGACTTCTTGGACTGTTCCTGCAGGTTGGACTAACTCTAGTAACGAAATTCATCTATTTGGCGGTGGCGGAGGTGGTGGTGGAGGAACCTACGGTTCCCCTAACGGGGTTGGTGGTGGCGGAGGTGGTGGAGGCGGATATACCAAAGCAACCAATGTAACTTTATCAGGCACAATTTCTTATGCTATTGGTGCTGGTGGCACTGCTGGAGCAAATTTTGGTGGCACTGGCGGTACAGGCGGAGCAACCACTTTTAATTCTGGCGTTTATACAACTACTGGTGGAATTGGTGGATCAACCACGGCAACTCCAACATCCGTTGGTGGTGCTGGCGGCACAGGAGCAACAGCAAATGGTGGTATTGGGGGGCAAGGCTCTTTAACAACAGTTTCTGCTGCTGCTGCAAATGGCGGCGGTGGCGGCGGAGGCGCTGGTGGGCCATTAGGAAACGGAGCTGCTGGTGGAAATGCTTTTGCTGGCGGTGCAACAGTAGCTAATACTGCTGGCGGTGGGGGTGGCGGTAATGGGGGTGGTTCTACTGGCGGTAATGGGTCATCTGGAGTAGGGGGAACAGGCGGTAATAATAATGCTGGTGTAGGTGGTGGAGCGTCAAATAATGTAGGATTTAGCGGTGGTGGCGGGGGCGGTGGAACTAATGCAGCAAATAATATTAATGGTTCTTGCGGTGTAGATATTGCAAATGCAGGGATGGGAGGTGGAAGCGGTGGCGGTGGAGAGGCAACAGGAGCTACTGTAACTGCTTCTACTGGATTTTTTGGAGGAGCTGGAAGTGGTGGTGGTTCAGCTGTAAATGGAGCACCAAGACCTGGTTCTGCTGGCGCACAAGGCGCAATTATTATTGTTTACAAAGCCTCCCCACCTGTTGTCATAGGAGCAGGATTTACAATAGGCTCTGGATTTGTCCTTGGATTCTAAATAGATGATCTCAACAAAACTCAGTGCCAATATAACCCTATAATTTTTTAATACAACTGTTTTTCAAGGATTTGTTGGCGCAGGATTGCCAGCTGTGGACCAATTCTTCAGAGCATTACGTCGATTGGCAGCACCAGCTTGGCCTTGAGTTATTCGGCCACCACTGCGAACACTTTGTGCATAAGGTATGTTATCGTAAGCAGGGTTGTTGGGATCAGCGTCAATTTTTTTCCTAAATTCTGCTGCCGCTGCATAAGGCAAAGCAAATAAACCTGCGATACCAGCTGCTCCACCCAGCTCTGGCAGCACTCTACTCAGTATTGAATTGGCAGTTTCGGCATTTCTCAGAATGTCATTTACAGCCCCGGCTTCTGCTCCAGCTTGTATATCAGTGCCCAAGGAGTTGCGCAATCCGTCAATGGCCACTGAGCTGAGTTTGCCAGTGGCTAGATTTTGTATGTATGAGTATGCTGATGGAGCATGAGCTTTAATGCGCTGAACTATGGGATTTGACATTATGCCCTTTAAGTAGTCGATAGCTGGTTCAGCTTTTGCGATGGCATCTACCGCAGGTGCTGGTAATTTCTGCATTATAGCGGCAGCATCTTCGTTTAATGGGCGTGAAAATTCTTGGTATCTCATAGTATAATATTTATACATTCTTTGGTTATTGTATGTTAAGTTAGATGCGCTAAAAACCGCTAAATACAAGCATAATATTATTTGAGGACACGCAATGTCATTATCAATAGGAGCAGGGTGGACAATAGGAGCAGGGTGGGCTATAACTACCTCCTCTACATTGGCAGTTTATAATTTTGAAGGTACTGGATATACTAGTAGTACCGGAACGTTGGGCCAGCTTTCTTTATCTGGTACGGTGACAACTAGTACTGCACAAGCCAAAAGCGGAACACAAAGTGCAGTCTACGGAACATCTAACTCTAATACATACTGGATTACCTTTCCTCAGACACTTACCACCTATGCTTACAACGGTGGGTTTACTATTGAAGGATTTATATATCCCACCGCCACGCCCGCAGCCTATGCCAGTTGGGTTGGAGTTAGTGACAGTGCCAATGATTATATTACAACAACTGCTTACCGCGATGTACAAGGATTCCCAGTTGATAGTAGAAGTAGTAGTGGGGGTGGTCAGGTTATCTCTATGACATTAAATACATGGAACCACGTGTTTATGGCATGGTACAACGGATATTGTTATTACGGTAGTAATGGAGCTTATTATTATGCCCCATCTGGTGGTCCTTATTATCGAGATCTAGCGTTATTTCCCAATATAAATTTAGCAACAGTAGGCTATGTTCCGTATTGTATTTATACAGGATCTTGGCCCACTACTTATGTAGATCAAATGCGTGCCAGTAGTGCTTGTCTTTATGTGGCCAATCCCACTGGTGGCGGAAACGGAACGTATACAGTACCCACTACTCCACTAACTTAAATTTTTAAGGCAAATTGTACTTTGCTAAGTAATGTTGACTCCTGACTTAGTGGAGTATAAAACATTAAGCTGGTGGGTCGGACGTCTCTGTAGTGCAAAAGGAAAAAAATGAGTAAAGTTTGGGATAGAATATTGGCATTAGCCAGTACAGTAGAAAGTCGTTTTGCAGCAACGGGAGAATTAATTCCTGAACAAGCTGCAATTGATGGATACGATTGGTATAATAAAATTTATACTGGAAAAACATATCGTCGAGCTCACGTTGAGATTGTGGACAAGCGTGAAGATTTTAAAATATTAATATTACATTGTACTATATTCCCACACTATAATGATCCCTCACCAATTTGGGGTTTTGATGCTGTATGTGGAGCCAATAAAATTACTGGTGCTTTTCATGATGTTAGTTCAGGTGGCGTTCCCAATCATTTTATGGTAGAATGGTTTGCTGAACAAAGTCGGGCGTTAACTTGGAACAAAAAACGTGAATTGCCTGAATGGGCCGCGGAAATATTTTCACCCTATATCATAGCCGCGGGCAATGTATCGGAAGATGCTGAGTTAGACATGCTGACAACTTTGGCATTAACTAGTTTAGATTATTATCTTGAAAATGTGGGCAAAACAGCACAAAATGAAGTTGATTACTACCCTGTACAACTCAAATACAATCAAAACAACAAACTAAATCCACATGTAAAACGCTCAATGATCAGTATGGGAGTGCCTGAACCAGTTATTACTAAGTTTATTGACGAAGTGTTATATCCCGAAGCCAGATAATTCAAAAAACAAATAAATAGTTTTATATTATTTAGGAGTTGTAGATGGCAAGTCCACCCCCACCATATGCTAATATAACCGGCATTAGTCGCTCGGTTATGAAAGACAATGCTCAAGAAAGCCTTGTCAACTATGACGGCCATGCTCGTCCTGGTGAATTAGTATTAAATCTTGAAACAGATCCTCCCGCACTTTATGTGGGTAATAATCTTGGGCAATTAACACTAGTTTCTACAGGCAGTGGTGGCGCCAGTAATAAAATTTACAATGGCACAAGTTCGGCCAATATTGACACTGCCGATGGTAATTTAATAATCAATATTAACAGTAACAGTTGGACTTTTGGCACAGATGGTGAATTGTATACTCCACAAGGCGGCCGTTTGGGCGTTGCTGGCAAGGGTTGGACAGGACTAGATGGTGGTAATGGCAATCCAGTTAGTGTAGTCAGTTATTATGCCAACGGATTCTATGCTGGTTGTTTTAGTGCATATTCTGATGGCAATGTAAGCATCAGCACTTATACCGGCTCTAATAACTATTCGTGGAATTTTGATAATACTGGCGTGCTATCATTACCAGTTGTTGCCACAGGAGCCCAAGGTATAGTAGCAACAGGCAATGCTTACCCAACATTATTGGCCTATGGCAGCGGTGGACAATTTGGTATTCACGGTGGTCCAGAATTAGACTGGATGGATGCAGACGATCCTGCCAACACATTTTACGATGGTAACACCGTTCGCAATACATTATATCTAAACGGTACTGGATTGTATGTTGGGTTGAATGAAAACGGAAATGTCAATCAGTTTCAAGGCAATTTAACTTTAAGCAGCACCAACGGAGATTTGACTGTTCCTGGAAATATTATAACTAATGGGGCAAGCGGTAATATTACAGGTGCCAATGTTATTACTGCCAATGTATTTTCATCAGCGGGAAATACAACTGTTGGAAATTTATTAACATTTGCTAATCTAGCTGTTAGCGGTGGAAATCCGTTAACTGCTACAGACACTACGATTGCGTTTAAAATTCCAGTTACAATTAACGGCAATGTATACTACCTTTCGTTAACTGCCGCTCAATAAAATTAAATTTTAAATAATTTTAAATTGTTGTGTATGCGTTCAATGGGATCATCCCAGTTACCTGTTGTAGGTTGACGGAATATACGACAACTAGCATACCAGGGACTGTCTTCTCTTTCAAGTAACCAGCGCCAATCTTGTCCGTATTTGTTCAGCGGCAACCAAAACGGTCTGCCTAACGCTCCAGCTAAGTGCCCAACAGCAGTATCCACAGCAATAACCACATCAAGATGATGTATTAGACCAGCGGTATCATCCCAGTTTGCTATAGAACCTGGGTAAACAGCAACACCCGCGGCAATTAGTTGTGCTTCTTCTTCTGGTGAACAGTCAGCTTGTAAATTAATCCATTCATATTCGGGATTACGTTTAATTAATTCAAACATTTTTTCAAATGGCATTGCCTTATGTTGATTAATCCAGCTATCTCTACGACCAGACCAGCAAAATCCCACACGCAATCTCTTTTTTAATCCTAATGTTTTGTGCCATTTTTGTTGCGATTCCTTTGAAGCTGTCAAATATTGTAATTTGTGCTGTAAATTACTGTATGTTATCTTTAAAAATCCTGGGATACTCATAATAGGAGTCCAGTAATCAAACTCAGGTAACAAATCTTCGGGACCTATGATAGTAACTGTCGGCGCCATAAATGAATTTTGTAACAACGGTTTTAAATTGTTATCTACGGCAATGTAAATTTTAGCTCCCAGTCCGGCTAGCTCTTCGGCAAATCGACAAAATTGTATATTATCACCGTGCCCTTGCTCGCCGGTTATCATTATAGATTTACCTTTGAGATCTTGCCCTTCCCAACGCGGTTGGGGTAGTTTGGGAAGTTTACCGTCTAAGTGTTCAAAACGCCAGCGGCGCTCATATTGAGCCCATCCACGTTCTAAATCCCCGGCAATTAAGTAAGCCACTGCTAAATTAAACTGGGCAGTAGTGTCATTTTCGTTGATAGCAATAGCATTTAATAAAAACCCTATTGCTTGTTTTGGAAATCCCATTTCTCTAACAACATTACCGTAATTATTATAAGCGGCGCCAGAGTAAGGATCTTGAATAAATGCTTGGGCATAGCAAGCAAGTGCTCGTTCGGGTTCTACTGTGGATCTAAAATGGTTGCCTTGCGTGATTAATTCGTCTATGGTCATGGGTAATATTTACTGGAGTTAACACAACACATTAAAATTTACCATAATAACTAAATATTAACACAAGCAATAGTGCTTTTATGCGGTCTTATCCCCGCGTAGCGAATTAGAACTCGCAGGACAAAACAAAGGAAATTCAAAATGGGCAGACCCCTTAAAATTCAAAAACAAGGTTACGCAGGTAATCCAGGAGATCCCGTTAACGCGGCGTATCCACAAATCGGTACACTAACTGATCCAGTAACGCCACCTGGATTAACAGCCACAAATTTTTATGGTGTTGTTGGCGGTAATGTACAAAATAGTCAACCTGTTGGCTATCCTAATGGCAATATAACAACCGCTGATGGTTCGTCTGAGTACCCAGTAATTTGGGCAAACGCTAATGTGTCTGGCACAGCAACCAATTATGCTTATATCACTCGTCAAAAAGGATCTAGTAAATTTTTAGTAACAGATATGAACACAGATGAAACTGGAGTTTGCTATCTAACTAACAGCAATACATTAACCAAAGGTCAAATGAATATTAAAATTTCTGATCCTAATGGAACCGGTGGTGAAAATTTTGTGTATCTCAAACGTATTACCAACAAGTATGGTATAGGTTACGATAACGTACAGTATTTTGTAAACTTTTTTGCTCCTATTGACACCAGTGGTTCATTGGGGGTTGTAAGTATCACTGGCGTTGCTGGTACATTTAGTTGTCCATCTGCTCCATTGTTAGTTAATGATCCAGTTACAGTTACTGGAGCAGCAAGCGCAACTACTGTTACTGGTGTTGTTATTACTGGTGCTGCCGGTCAATTTAGTTGCACAGCTTCAAGTAAGCCGTTAGTTGTTGGCCAACGTGTAACTATTAGTGGAACAAATACTGGTACTGGAAGTATTGATACTCCTGCTTATAGTGATCCAACAACGTACTACATTATTGCTACCAATGGATCAACAACATTTACATTGTCTGCTACATTGGGCGGTGTTGCTGTAGTGACTACAGCTGGCACTCCAGTTGGCTTTACTTACACACTAAATGCGGGATCAATTGTTGGTTATGCTGCTCCACAAACTTACTACATTACTGCTACTAATGGATCGACCTCGTTTACGTTGTCAACTACTATTGGTGGAAGTGCTGTAACTACAGTAGCTGGTCAAACTAACGGATTGACATTTAATTTAGCTGGTGGAGCCGCGCAAGCTGCTAAATCCGGTGCTGATAAAGCAACATTTACTAATGGTACAGGTAATATTACTTTAGCTTTGGTTCCAAACACAGATAATAACTATTGTTAAGAATTAAGTCAAAGTAGCTAATTAGGTTAAAAAACCGCCTCAGGGCGGTTTTTTAATGATTGATAAGTCCAAAAATTAATATAAATAGTAAAAAGGATCTTGGTAATGTCTTCATACAAAAATGTAAACACTGATTATACACTAACATGTAATGTTGGCGCTGGATTATTCACCATTGATGCGTCATGTGATATTACGGGAAATTTAACGGTTCAAGGTAATACAGTTTTTGTTATTCCGGCAATCACTGATAGCCCGTTTCTTACAGTAGCAGCTAATAATACTGGAACTGTTACAGATGGCGGATTATTAATGCGTACAGGGCAAACTACCTATGCTGGTTTGCGATTTGATACAATAGTTAATGCCTGGCAAACTAGTAATAGTGTAACAAGTTTTGGTGATCCAGTAACGCCTTATTCCAATATTGGAAATACTGCTGCTGGAGCAAATACACAAATACAGTTTAACTACAATAATGGTTTTGCGGCGTCTCCAAATTTTACATTTGATGAAGCAATAAATCAATTGGCATTAACTGGCGACATAACAGTTGATGGATATCAAGTATATGGAAATACCAATTCTACCCCAGCTAATGTAGCTAATTCTGTTGTGGTATATAGCAATTCAGTTAGTAGTGGTGGCACAGGATTATATGTTACTTCCACAGCGGCTAACGATGAATTAGTTAGTAACTATAAAGCAATTATTTACGGTATTATATTTTAAGGAAAAATTATGACTTTAGCAGTCTCAACTCTTACAACCACAGCAAATACAATTTATGTTAGCACTGGTAATTCGGCTATTACTTCTTTAACATTGTGTAATTATTCTCCAGGGAACGTTACAGCAAATTTATATGTGGTTCCAAATAGTGAATCACCAGATACTACAAATATCATGTTAGCAGCAATATTGATAACTTCTGGAGATACATATCAGATTTATAATGCAGCAGAAAAATTATTATTGGGCCCAGGTGACAGCATTTGTGCCAATGCATCTGCCAATACCACAATTACTGCTATTACTTCTTATACACCACTTTAATGGGATATTTTGTTAAAAATCGTCAACTCCAATCAGGAAGTTCGGGTGTAGTACTACCCGCTGGACCAGCATCTACTCGTCCAAATGATCCTGTTTTTGGACTGATGAGATTTAACACTGACAGCGGACTTATTGAATATTTTAATGGCACAGTCTACACCAGTGTAATGGATGCTAACGTAGTATATTCTGTTGATAACTTTACTGGTGACGGAGCAACCACAGTTTATACTATGACCCAGCCTGTTAGTGTTGCCACTGATATTATTGTATTTGTAGGTTCAATTTATCAGCAGGCCAATACTGTATACACAGTAAATGGTGGTTATGACATAACATTTACAAGTGCCCCTCCCTTAAACGTATCTATCAACGTTATACACACAAACAACGCAGTATAAAGTAAATTCCCAGTATGCATAAATATATGATACAGGGATAATCTATGTCAATTAGCAAAATCGCGGGGCAAATGCTACAAGGCAATCTCGAAAGAGATGGCAATAGTCTAGCATTTGTTAATAACGCAAACAGTACTCCAACACTTTTTTTGGATGTTGCTAACAGCAACGTTGGTATAAACACAGCTACCCCAGGTTCGGCGTTAGATATAGTTGGAAATCTTAGTGTTGATTCAATTAATTCTCATACAGCCAACGGTAATATTACAATTGCCGCTACTAATACTGGAAATGTCAACGTTTCTACCAATGTCAGCGTTGTTGGAAATGTAACGGCCAACAATTTTATTGGTAACATTAGCGGTAATATTACTTCGAATAATATCAGTGTTACTGGCAATGTAACTGCTAATAATTTTATTGGCGGTACTTTTATTGGTAAAGTTCCGGGTGTATCAAACACAATTTATGTAGCAACTAACGGAAATGATAGTAATGACGGAGGATTTAATACTCCGTTACTGACAATTAAAGCTGCCATGGCACGTGCGGCTATTGAAGGCAATGTATCAGTTCATGTTTCGTCAGGTGAATATTATGAAGATAATCCTGTCACCATACCTCCATATGTTGCACTTATGGGAGATAATGTTCGTACTGTTTTTATCTACCCAAATACGCCTACAGAAGATTTATTTTATATGTCTAGCGGTTGTTATGTATGGGGAATTACCATTAGAAATTACTTAGCAAATGGTTTTGCATTTAATCCTGCGATATCAAATCAAAATATATATGTTAGCCCTTACATACAAAATATAACTTCCAAGACAACTACCGGTACAGCAGTAAGAATTGATGGAGCATTAAGTAGTCAATACAGTACCAAGGCTATGATTGTGGGATTTTTTACCATTATCAACGAAGGCGGTGTTGGAATTTACCTCACAAATCAAGCATATAGTCAGTTAGTTAACATTTATACCATTGCCACTGACATTGGAGTATATGCTGACAATGGATCATTTTGTACATTAAACGGATCAGATAATAGTATTGGTAATTACGGACTTGTAGCTCGAGGAACTGGACCTTTACAAACTAGTGGCACATTAGTAAGTACTTTTCAAGGTAATTTTACAATAACTAATTTGTCAAATGGTCAACCACACGTTAATACTGTCATGCTTATTGACGGCGATCCACAATATTATACTATTGACACTATTGTTCCTGTTGATGCCATAACATCAGACGTATTAGTACAACAAATTTATATTGGCAATGCCGCTCCAGGAACTAACATTCAATTTTTTGTTCGTAGTGCTATTATTGCTTCGGCACATACATTTGAATATGTTGGAGCGGGAACTAATCCCGCTACAGCATTACCACAATATGGTGGCATACCTGATGAAGCAAAGGAAGTTGTCTATACTGATGGTGGAGTTGTAACTTTTACATCTACAGATCAAAAAGGTACTTTTAAAGTTGGGTTAGGATTTGCAATTAATCAAGCCACTGGAACCATTACGGGTATTGACTTTTATAGAAGTTTATTTGCACAAATGACACCGTTTATTTTGGCACTATCTGAAGGTTAATAAAACGATAAGTAATAGATAAGGAAAAATTATGTCAGGCGCATTAAACATATTTAAAACAGTAACAGCAAATGTGAACACAGTCACTACGTCTGTGTATAGCACACCACTGGGCTATGCTACTGTAATATTATTGGCACAAATTGCCAATACAGGAAATACCACTATTCAAGTTAGCGCAGACTTATTTAGATCGGGAAATACCACAGCGTTAGTTCAAGGGATTAGTGTGCCTGTTGCAGATGCTGTAAGTGTAGTAACCGGAAGATTAATAATGAATTATGGCGATAGTTTTGATGTAAGTTCTAGTGATAATACAAGTGGCCAATTAACATTAAGTCTTTTAGAAACTCTTGTAGGATAAAATGTCTGTAAATAAACCAAAACTTCTTAGTGGTCGTGTACCAGTTGTTGACTATGGCAATCTCACCGCTGATCGATATCAATTTTTAGGTTTAGGACAAGCCGAACCAAATCTTGGACCCGGAAACGCTAACAGCGTTTTAACTCTTTCAACTGATAATACTAGAGTTTGGGCCAACGCTTTATCATTAACAGCTATTTCTGTAACTGGAAATATATCAGCAACAGGAAATATAACAGCCAATTATTACTTTGGTAATGGATCTTTTTTAACTGGTGTACAAGCAACCAATGTTAATGCTAATGCGTTAATTGGAAATACTTTATCTGGAAACGTACTTTATAGTAGTTTAACTAGTTTGGGTATTTTATCAAATTTATCAGTTAACGGTAATATATCTATTAATGCTGTTGGTAATATTTTACTTCAAGGTCTTGTAAGTGCCACCGGAAATGTGTATGGATCTAATTTAACTATTACTACTAATATCAGCGCCGGGGGCAACATATTTTCAGGCGCCAATATTTCAGTTGTAGGTAATATTAGAGCTAATAATATTTCAACTAGTAATATTATAAGCGCCGCCGGAAATATTTTTGGTGGTGGTATACGTTCTACTTCTAGCCCAACTGCTCCTGTCAATCCTTCTGTTGGTGATTTTTGGTATAACACTGACACTAATGTGCAATATAGATTTACTTTTGACGGAACTTCTTACTACTGGGTAGATGATTACGGTGCAACATTAGGGGCCAACGGTAGTTTTACCAGTATTATTAATGGTAATTCTAATGTTTCTGTATTTAACAACAGTAACATAGTAGTTGGAGTTGCCGGGGTAGGCAACATTGTAACATGGGCAACTACTGGCGAATATGTTAATGGCGTAATAAGCGCCACAGGTAATATTTACACAGCTGGCCAAATATCAACCGTTGGTAATATTACAGTTGGCCCTACCGGATTTTTTGTAGGCAATTTAATTGGCAATATTACTGGTAATTTGGCAGTACCAGGTGCTAACACTGATATATTATACAATAATCAAGGCAATGTAGGAGCAAGTACAGCGTTTACATTTGATTCTGCGTCAAATATTTTAGCAATCACTGGTAATGTTATAAGTGAAAATTTATCAGTATCAGGAAATACTACATTAGGAAATTTTACATTTGCCAATTCAAATATTAGCACAAATAGTACTACTGATATTATTATCAAATCTGCTGACAATAAAAATACTTTAATTGTTAGCGGCGGTGCTGATGCGTATACTGCACTAGCGTGGATAGATAGTGGCAATTTAGCTAACGCCAATGGTAGTCAAAATACCAATTACATTTATGTAGATGTCGATGGTGCTTTTTTACAAACATTCGATCCTGTATCCCAACAATCATATCAGTTACACCTTGATCCTAATGGAAATTTAAGTGCTCCTAGTAATGTTAGTGCTGTTGGTAATATTATAGGTGAAAATTTATATACAATAGGCGAAGTATCAGCTACTGCTAATATTACTACTAACAATTATTTTATTGGTAATGGAGCTTTTTTAACAGGAGTAGAAGCTACCAATGCCAATGCCAATGCGTTAATTGGCAATACTTTATCCGGCAATGTACTTTATAGTAGTCTAATATCAGTTGGTACACTATCTAACTTATCAGTTAGCGGTAACATTAATACTGACGGTAATTTAAGTGCCGTTGGCAATATTTTCAGTGGAAACATATTAACTACTGGTTTATTATCTGCTTCCGGCAACATAACTGGTGGAAATTTATTAACTATAGGACTAATTAGTTCGACTGGTGATCTCACTACAGCAAATATAAGTGCTGGCGGAAACGTATTAGCTTCAGGATTGATATCTGTTGCTGGTAATTTGACTAGCGGTAATATATTAACAACAGGCGTAATTTCGGCTACATCTAGCATTACTAGTTCTGCTAATGTTAGTGCTGGTAATATTTTAACAACTGGTTATGTTAGTGCTTCGGGAAATGTTAAAGGCGGTAATTTATTAACTACTGGATTGATTAGTGCTCAAGGAAATGCCTTTTTTGGTAATGTATCACTACTCAATTTAATATCAGCCGCCGGTAATATTATTTCTAATGCTAACATTACAGGTGGAAACATATTAACTACTGGTGTAATTTCGGCCACTGCCAATATTACTTCAAATAATTATTTTATTGGTAACGGATACTATTTGACGGGTGTAATTGCTGTTAATGTGCCCGCCAATGCTTTAGTTGGTAATACTTTATCTAGTAACGTACTTTACAGCAGTTTAACATCAGTTGGCGTATTGACTAATTTATCAGTATCGGGAAATACTACAAGTGGCAATTTATTAATTGGTGGGTTAATATCTGCTACATCAAATATTACATCTGCGGCTAATATTACAGCTTCTAATTTATTAACTAGTGGATTAGTAAGTGCTACCGCTAATATTATAGGTGGTAATGTTATTACTGCTGGACAAATAAGTGCTAGTGGCAACTTAAATGGTGGTGGTCTTTCTGTTAATGGCAATGCTGTTATTGTTGGAAATCTCAATGTCGAAGGTAACGTAACATTTATTGGTAGTAATGTTATTACTACTAACGATTTGTACATTGAGTTAGCAAATAATCAGTCAACATATGCCAATATTAACAATGCTGGATTAGCGGTAGGCCCAAATAGTTCACCATTAACTTATTGGCAATACAATACTGGTGCCAACGCTTGGACAACTAATGTGGCAATTAGTGCTACAAGTAATATCATTGGTGGCAATGTATTAACTAACGGATTAATTAGCTCAACTGGTAATTTAATCAGTGGCAATGTGTTAACTAACGGATTAATTAGCTCAACTGGTAACGTAACTGGTGACAATGTGTTAACTAACGGATTAATTAGCTCAACTGGAAATGTTACAGCTGGCAACATATTAACTAGCGGAATAGTTAGTTCAACTGGAAATGTTTTTGCAAGCAACGGTAACTTTACTGGAAATCTTTTACCAACAGCTAATGTTACATATAGTTTAGGAAATAATTCTTTACGCTGGTCAAATTTATGGTTATCTAATTCTACAATTTACATTGGCAATGTTATTGTTGGGGCAACGGCTACTACATTAACAGTCAACGGGGCTAATGTAGTAACTTCAGATGCTAATGGAAATATTAGTACTATTGGCAATATAACTGGCGGCAATTTATTAACTAGTGGATTAATTTCAGCAACAAGCAATATTATAGGTGGCAATATACAAACAGCTGGCAATATATCTGCTACTGGTAATATTAATATTGCTCCTGGCAGTTATTTTGTTGGAAATGTATACGGTAATCTTACTGGAAATATTACTGTACCAGGCTCAAATACACAAGTTATATACAACAACAATGGTAATGCAGGAGCCAGTACTGGCTTTACATTTAATCAAGCATCTAATACAGTAACAGTTTCTGGAAATATAAACGGCGCCAATGTATTAACTAGTGGCATAATTAGTTCAACTGGTAATGTCACAAGTGGTAATGTATTAACCGCTGGTATAGTTAGTTCTACCGGCAACGCTATACACGGAAATGTATTAACTGCTGGATTGATATCAGCTACTTCAACTATTACATCCGCGGCAAATATTACAGGTGCCAACATACTAACAGGCGGCCTAGTAAGTGCCACTGGTAATGTAACTGGAAATTATATAATTGGTAATGGAAGTCAATTAACATCAATTACAGGTGGTAATGTAACTGGTAACGTCAATTCTGCTGTTACTGCCGGTACTGTTACTACTAATGCTCAACCAAATATTACTAGCGTTGGCACATTAACCTCAGTTACTTCTTCTGGGTTGATATCAACTACAGGTAATGTACAGAGTGCCAATGTATTTGCCACAGCAAATATTTCAGCTACTGGTAACGTAACTGGAAATTACCATATTGGTAATGGAAGCCAATTATCATCAATTACAGGTGGTAATGTAACTGGTCAAGTTGGCAATGCGTTGATAGCCGGCGCAGTTTATACAAATGCTCAACCAAATATCACCTCAGTTGGTACACTAACAAGTGTTACTTCTTCTGGGTTGATATCAACCACAGGTAATGTACAAGGAGCTAACATATTTGCTACTGCTAATATTAGTGCTACTGGTAATGTAACTGGAAATTATATAATTGGTAACGGATCTACATTATCATCAATTACAGGCGGTAATGTAACTGGTCAAGTTGGCAATGCTTTAATAAGTGGTACAGTTTACACTAATGCTCAACCAAATATTACATCAGTTGGTACATTAACATCTATTACTTCTTCTGGATTAATTTCAACTACAGGTAATGTACAAGGCGCTAACGTATTTGCCACAGCAAATATTTCTGCTACTGCCAATGTAATTGGTGGTAATTTATTAACTGCTGGGCAAATATCCTCCACTGGAAACATTACTGTTAGCCCAACAGGTTTCTTTGTAGGTAATATTATTGGTAACGTTACTGGCAATTTGGCAGTGCCTGGGGCCAATACTCAAATATTATATAACAATCAAGGCAATGTAGGTGCCAGTGCCGGCTTTACATTCAATGCCGCAACTAATGCTATGGTTGTTACTGGTAATACTACTTCAGGTAACATATTAACTGCCGGATTGATATCAGCAACCGGTAATGTAACCGGTAATTATATAATTGGTAACGGAAGCCAATTATCATCAATTACAGGTGGTAATGTAACTGGTCAAGTTGGCAATGCGTTGATAGCCGGCACAGTTTATACAAATGCTCAACCAAATATTACAAGCGTTGGCACATTAACCTCAGTTACTTCTTCTGGGTTGATATCAACTACAGGTAATGTACAGAGTGCCAATGTATTTGCTACTGCTAATATTAGTGCTACTGGTAATGTAACTGGAAATTATATAATTGGTAATGGATCTACATTATCATCAATTACAGGTGGTAATGTAACTGGTCAAGTTGGCAATGCTTTAATAAGTGGTACTGTTTATACTAACGCTCAACCAAATATTACAAGCGTCGGTACATTAACATCATTAACTGTAACTGGCAATACTACAAGCGGCAATTTATTAACTGCTGGATTAATATCAGCTACTTCAACTATTACATCTGCGGCTAATATTACAGGCGGCAATGTATTAACCGCTGGATTAATTAGCTCGACTGGAAATGCTACAGCTGGCAACATATTAACTAGTGGTTTAATTTCAGCAACAAGTACTATAACAAGTGCCGCAAATATTATAGCGGGAAATATTATTACTGCTGGGCAAGTAAGTGCGACTGGCAATTTAAATGGTGGCGCACTTTCTGTTAGTGGCAACGCTGTTATTGTTGGTAATTTAAACGTTCAAGGTAATGTGACATTTATTGGTAGTAACGTAATTACTACCAATGACTTGTATATTCAACTTGCTAATAACCAGTCAACATACGCCAATATTAATAATGCCGGCTTAGCTGTTGGCCCTGCCGGAACCCCATTGACATATTGGCAGTATCAAAACGCATCAAATGCTTGGACTACCAACGTATCAATCAGTGCTACTGCCAACGTAATTGGTGGTAATTTATTAACTGCTGGGCAAATATCTTCCACTGGAAACGTTACAGTCAGCCCAACAGGATTCTTTGTAGGTAATGTCATAGGTAACATTACTGGTAATTTGGCAGTGCCCGGAGCTAACACTCAAATATTATATAACAATCAAGGCAATGTAGGTGCCAGTGCCGGCTTTACATTCAATGCCGCAACTAATGCTATGGTTGTTACTGGTAACGTAACAGGTGCTAATATATTAACTGCTGGGTTTGTAAGTGCTAGTGGCAATGTAACTGGTAATTATATAATTGGTAATGGATCTACATTATCATCAATTACAGGTGGCAATGTAACTGGTCAAGTTGGCAATGCCTTAATAAGTGGTACTGTTTATACTAACGCACAACCAAATATCACCTCAGTTGGCACACTAACAAGTGTTACTTCTTCTGGATTAATTTCAACAACTGGCAATGTACAAGGAGCTAACATATTTGCCACAGCAAATATAAGTGCTACTGCCAATGTAATTGGTGGTAATTTATTAACTGCCGGATTGATATCAGCTACTGGTAATGTAACTGGTAATTACCATATTGGTAACGGATCTACATTATCATCAATTACAGGTGGTAATGTAACTGGTCAAGTTGGCAATGCGTTGATAGCCGGCACGGTCTATACTAATGCACAACCAAATATTACTTCAGTTGGTACATTAACATCAGTTACTTCAAGTGGATTAATTTCAACTACAGGTAATGTACAAGGAGCTAACGTATTTGCCACAGCAAATATTTCAGCAACAAGCAATATTATAGGTGGTAACATATCTACTAGCGGGCAAATATCAAGTACTGGAAACATTACCGTCAGCCCAACTGGATTCTTTGTAGGTAATATTATTGGTAACGTCACTGGTAATTTGGCAGTGCCTGGGGCCAATACTCAAATATTATATAACAATCAGGGCAATGTAGGAGCAAGTGCTGGATTCACATTCAATGCTGCCACAAATGCCATGGTTGTTACTGGCAATACTACTAGTGCTAATATACTAACAGGCGGCCTAGTAAGTGCCACAGGTAATGTAACTGGCAATTATATAATTGGTAATGGAAGTCAATTAACATCATTAACTGGCGGCAATGTAACTGGACAAGTTGGTAATGCTTTAATAAGTGGTACAGTTTATACTAACGCACAACCAAATATTACCTCAGTTGGTACATTAACTTCGTTGAGTGTAACTGGCAATATCACAAGCGGTAATTTATTAACTAGCGGATTAATTTCAGCAGCTGGCAATACTTACGCAAATATTTTCATAACAGCTGGATCTGGTGGTAATATATCTGGTACAGGTAATATCACTGGTGGCAACTTATTAAC